TAGGACGTTGTTTTTTGATAGCATGTTTAATGCTGTTTTTAGCCTTGTTAGGGCTTAGTGTGCGAATTGCTACGTTTTCCATTTGTAACTCCTTGTGTTCCTCAGTGCCTTATTATGTATATAATATAGCACCAACTAGCCTAAGAGTCAACCACTAATTTGCCAAAACTTCAATAAATTTTTCTTCTCTGTCCAAAAACTTGTAGTCAATATGTGTTGGATTCATTGGTTCTATGTGTTCGAACACAGTCTTAGGATCAAAATCACTGCAACTATACACATCTAACTGCATAAGAGCAGGAGAACTTTCGTCCCATATGTGCATTGCTATATGGCTTGTTTCTATGATTGCAAACGCTGTGATACCCCTATTTCCTACCATTTTGCAATAACTTGCTGTAGGTCCGTACATAGGTTTCATTTTGATCTTTTTAATTAGAGAGCGTAGAAATTTGATGGCTTTGTTCTTGTTGACTATGGGCTTGTCAACTTCTGCCCGGACCACCAAATGTTTATGAGCTAACATATGGGTTTATTTAGTAATATTGGTGTATTATTTTTGTCGATTCATGGCTTTTATTAAACCATATTTTCTTACATCACCTGAAAATAAGTGCAGTTCCATTGCTTTCTTTTCATTGGTTACTATAATACCTTGGCGATCAAGATAGTAAGGACAGTCTATAAATTGGTCCATCCATATAACTACATTAGTTGTAAATTCAAAGTCTGCTGGATAAGGAACTTGATAGGTTTGAAGATCAAGTTCATTTTTTATAAAATCATAGCCTGTTTCTGTAAGACGTAATCCGCCTGTTTCTTTTGATCTAGTGTTCTGCCACCATAATGGCATTACTTCTTTTATGCTTGCTTCGTTTATAGATTTGCCAGCATTTTTTAGAAAGATTTTTGTGTAGGTTTCTTTCCAGTTCATTCTTGATCAATATCTACTGTTTCGCCTGAACTAAGTTTTACCACTGTAAAACTATTACTGTTGAACATATCATTTAATTTTTTTGCTAGATTGATTGCATGTCCTGGATTTGAAAAAGAAACTTTTTTGTATTTAGGACCTGGATAATTTGTTAAACTATTAGCAGACTTGAGATTAAATGGTTTATTATTATAAAATACTGCCCATATTGCATCAGCATTTAAAATTTGCTCACTTTTATAGGTCTTTTTGTCTATATGTTCTAAAAGTATTGTAGGTTTTGGTCTACTCATTATGCGTATTTCCTAAGTTATATACGCATATATTTATCCTTATTTACCAGGTATTGCCGCCATCCAAACGTACTTCTATAGCTTCTTCTTGTGGATTTTGAGCAAGAAGTTTTTCTAAATCACCATTTAATCTAGACATTACAATACCTAGTGTAAATGCTAAATTTTTGGCTTGCGAGATTTCAAGTTTTACTTCTTTTGCTCTACTTGCATCAGCACTTTTTACTTGTTTTATAAACTGTTGTATAGGAACTGTATTTAAAGGATCATTTTGCATTTGCTGAACTCAGTTGCGTTCTCATTTCTAAAGATGTATGAAATGGACCTTTAAAAGGATATCTATCAAGCGTTATTGATTTAGGACAGAAACTTTTTACCCAGCCTTTGTCAAAACGAATAATATAATATCCTGCACAATAAAGACTTTTGCTTTTATTGCTTTTTGTAAACAATGGTAGTTTTTTGGATACATCATATAAAGGGTTAAATGGTTTACAACTTGTAGGAAATCCATGCACTTCGTTTAAAGAAATTTCTGTAATTTCTAATTTATCCCAACTAACTTTACCTAGGTCTTTTTCTAATTGTTTTGTATTTTTGACAAATCTTGTACCATTAATATCACTTAACATGTACCGGTCATCGTTCCATGAAAGTGTAGCAACTTTAGAACCGTTGCTTTCTAATATCCAAAATTTTCCATCTACTATTTCTTTTGCTTTTAACGTCATACACTATACCTCGCTTGTAATGGCTCAGCATATAACTGAGCGTTTTCACTCACACGTTGTAAATCCCATGTAGCACAGAATTTCATTAAACGTAATCCAACCTGTGAAATTTGTTTAGGCTTATCTATTGCTTCTTCAATTACGTCATTAATAATACTACGAATGTTACCTGGTTGTGCAGTCAAATCACAAAGGATAACATTGCGATTGTAATCATCTAGTACTCGATGTTCTACACCTTCGTGATCTACCCAACGCTGTAACATAAGATTATTCCAATTATATCCTTTGCTGTTTTTATCGGAAAATGCTTCTTGTAAGCCTACTTTGTTTCTAGTGCCTTTCTTACGCACACCAGGATATGCACTGAACACATTGTCGCTAGTGTCGCCACGCATACACTTTTCAAACAACTGCCATTCTGGATTAGGCGCAGGCTTAGGCTCGCCTGTTTTCTTATCAATTACTACCTTGCCTTTGTCTGTAAAATATCCTTCGTGTGTAATTACTGTATTTGTTACACCATTATATTGTTTAACATTAGGTGCAACCAACTGTGCAAAATCACCGTCAGTACTAATAATTACATGTTTATCATTAGGATGATTTTGTACCCAACCTGCAATCAAGTCATCTGCTTCTAGTTGCTGATGATGCAATACAGTGCAATTAGTTTTGTCTGTAACAAACTCTTTAAAATGATCAAACGCTTCCCAGAACAATTTGTCTTCTTCTGCCTGTGAAGCAGTCATGGCATCGCGAGTTTCTTGCCTGTTTCGTTTGTAAGGCTCATAGTAGTCCTTGCGCCAACTACGTCCTTCTAAACAAAACACGACATGGCTACCATTAAAGTCTTGCCATGCTTTCTTGATGCTGTTAAGTGTAATATGAAAGGCCATGCCAAGTTTTGTATCAGCATCGCCTCTGATTACGTGTCTTGCACGAAAGAATGTATTCGCAGTGTCTACTAGTATATAGGTCATTAACTTACCTCTGATTTATCCTTGTCTATAGGTTTAACATTAATATAACCCATTTCACGCTGTGTGTCAAGTCCGTCTTCTTCCAAAATCTGCATTGCAATAGTACGGAACCATCCATTTACAATTTCTTCATTAGTTTCGCCTGTATATCCTGCGTCTAATAGTTGCTCGATAAACTCATTATTCCAATCTAGTTCAAAAAAACCGTTTTTGATGTTGTCTGGATTTACTTGTGTATCTAATACGCCTACCCAAGGTTTACCGGCTTTTGTAGATTCTTCTTTTTCACGCTGAAGAATTGCTCTACGTTCTTCCTCCGTAGTTTTAGGTTTTTCTGTAATTTTAGGTTGTACACCTAATACTTTTTTAAGTTTATCCCAGTTCATAGTCCTGCCTCTCTTGCACGTTGTTCGGGTGTTTCAATGTGTGCTTGCATTGCCCGTTTGTGTTGATCATTAATAAATTCTTCTGGATCAAACATATTCTCAAGTCCCCCACGCATTTCCGAATAGAGATATGTGGAGTCTTGGTGTGAAGCGCCAACCTCGCTCCATACATGCTTCGGCGACTTCTTTAACATTGAGATTATACTCTTCCGAACGTCCGCCCAACGGCATAAGATATACCGGACATTGTACCCCGGCACTTCTGTAAGCGTCCACAGCTCTTGTAACTTCTTCAAAGTCATCTTGAGTAGCGACAACAAACTTAAGGTAAATGTCACTACCGTCAACAAGGCTATACTCTTTAGCAACATTAGGGAGTATAGCAGTTTCCCAAGGTTCTCCTGAAACACTAAGTTTTGGGGAACAACTCCAAGTGACCTCAAATCGGTCTTGATCTGTGAGATAGTTGAAGAAATCATCGTGTAAGGTTTGTGTAGTATTTGTTTCAAATGTAACATTCTTTAGGTCCTGCATACGTGGATGTTCGAACAAATCAATGTAGAGCTTTTGCCACGCTAACAAAGGCTCGCCACCTGTCATGATCAAATGAATGTCTTGACCATTGTCCTGTGTCCACTTACCATTAGGAGTAAGTGACAGTAAATGTTCAACCACTTCGTCTACTTCTGCAAGTTTGTTGAAGTGTTTAAACTCCGGATAGATACTTGCATATGTATCACAGCCTGTGTGAATAATAGGCAAGTCCTCAAATTTTTCGGTTGTTTCGTGTACTTTATTATCAATAAGTTCTTTTACTTCTGTGTTATATCTTTGACCTTCTTTGTGTTGTTCCCAACGATCTTTTTTAATGCCTGTGCCAAAGTTCATACAACGGAAGTTACAACCGAATGTGCGTAGGAACACACTTGGTACTCCTACGTATTTACCTTCGCCTTGTACACTGTAAAATGCTTCACTATATCTTAGTTTCATCTTGGCGCAAACTCCTGCTGTAGT